TTACAAGATTATACTGAGTCTGTTGGAAATAGAGTATTAACTATTGATGATATTAGTGGAGATTTTAATAATAATGCTAGAACAGATGCATTTATGTCTGTTGATAGTTTCAATCTAGCAAGTGTAAGATATAGAAAGTATATCACATTTATTAGAGATAAGAGATATACTAAAGAAAGGCAAATACTATTAGTATCTGCTCTTCATGATGATACTGGTAATATCTTCTTAAATCAGTATGGTAGAGTTGAAACCAATACTGACCTTGGAGAGTTTGGTGGAGATTTAGGTTCCTTTGATATGGATATTGCTGGTGATGATGGAAGACTATTATTCTTCCCTAAGAAGTTTAAATTTAATAATTATGATGTATCTAATGTAGCATTTAATATTTCTGATAGTTCAGGTATTTCCACTACCTCAGTAGGAGTTGCCTCTACTGGATTGGGAGGAATTGTTAATATTGTAAGTAGTACTACAACCATACCCTTAGGAGTAAGCACACAACATAGTATAGTATCTTTTGCTACCACATATAGAGGATCTAAGGTTTTAGTATCATATGCTGCTAGTGATGCCTCATATTGGGAACATGATGAGATAACATTGATTCATGATGGAACTAATGTAGATATGATTGAGTATGGGCAATTATCTACAGGTAATGTTGGTAGTGCTTCTGGTGAACCAGGACTTGGAACATATAGTGCTTATATTGCTGGAGGTAGAGTTAGTTTAGATCTTCATCCCACAGTAGCTACTGCAAGCACATATGTTGCTAATACTGTTCATGTTGATTTTGGAAATGCTTCATCTGCTGGAGTTGGTACTACATCATTAAATACTACTAATTTAGATTCTAGATATACTGCTATAACTGCTAGTGGTTCTCCATCTGCTACTACTGTAGCACAGTATGAAACTGAAACATTTAATGGTGCTTATTATGTTGTATGTGTAGAAGATACTACTAATAGTCATTATCAAATATCTGAAGTGATAGTAGTTGATGATGGCACTACTTCTTATATTACAGAATATGCTATCAACCAAACTGTAACTAACCTTGGAGATTTTAATGCTGCTATTTCTGGAGACTATACTACTTTAACATTTACTCCTATAGCAAGTGCTAATGTTCAAGTTAGAGTATTCCAAGCTGCTATGAGACTAGTTGATGAAGCAAATGAGATTACTGAAATAGATTTAGGAACCACTGCTAGTATTGACACTGGGTATGGTGCTTATACTGCTACTGAGACTGACGTTAAGAGAGCATTTGATCTTAATCATAGACAACTTCCAATCTTTAAGAGAGACTTTGTAGGAAGTGCTTCTACTACAGTAGATTTGACTCAAGACACTATTAGAATACCCGATCATTACTTTGTTACTGGAGAACAGTTATCTTACAGATATACTGGTTCAGGAACTACATCATCTATTGGTATTACGACTCAAACCATTACTGGATATGGTAGCACAGATAAGATGCCTTCTACAGTATTTGCTGTTAAGGTTGATGATTCTACACTTAGACTTGCCTCTTCTGCAGAGAATGCATTAAAGACTACACCTACTTATTTGGATATCACTGCTGTTGGTGTTGGTACTTCTCATTCATTTACTTCTACTAAGCAGAACTCAAGATGTGTATTAAGTATTGATAATGTGGTTCAGTCACCCATAGTTGCCACATCAGTAACTACTACCATTAGTGCTGATGTATCTGCTACTACAGATAAGATTAAATTGTCAGGTATCACTTCCATTACTGGTGGAGATATGTTGAAGATTGGTGATGAGATTATGAAGGTAGATTCTGTTGGATTGGGTGCTACAAACGTTCTACTTGTTACTAGACCTTGGATGGGTACACAATCGGCATTGCATAGTGATGGAACTGTAATTACTAAGGTGGATGGAGCATATAACATTGTAGACAGTACTGTTAACTTCTATACTGCTCCTGTTGGATTAACTCCATTATCAACCACTACAAATGAACCAGATGAAAGGGATTGGGTTGGTATTGCAACTCATTCAACCTTTAACGGAAGATCCTTCATGAGGTCTGGTATTACTGGTAGTGCTGATGAACCTTATGCTGGTAACTATATCTTTGATGATATTTCTGGAAACTTTACTGGATTGACCACTCAATTTACTCTTCAATCTGGAGGAAGTAATATTGCAGGATTCTCTACAAATAATGCTCTTATATTAGTTAATCAAGTTCCTCAAGGACCACAAAGGTATACTGGTGGTGTTTCTGTTCCTGGTGACTATACTCTTATTGAAGGTGCTACAGGAATTACTAGTGTACAATTTACAGGATCTATATCTTCAGTGACTTCAGATCCTAATAGTTCTAATGTACCTCTTGGTGGTGTTATTGTTTCTGTTGGATCTACAGAAGGTTTAGGGTATCAACCATTAGTTGCTGCAGGTGGTACTGCTGTTGTTTCTGGATTGGGCACTATTAGTTCTATAAGCATAGGAAATAGTGGATCTGGATATAGAACTGGTATACAGACAGTAGTTAATGTAGGAGTTCAAACATTAAGTACAGGAGCACCTAATATTGAATTTATTGGTACTGCTGCTATAAGTGGTGGTAATATTGTAAGTATTGCTATTACTAATCCTGGTACTGGTTATACTTCAACTAATCCTCCATCAGTTGTTATAGATGAACCATTATCTTATGATAATATGCCTCTATTCTATTCTTCAAATCAATCTGGAGTGGGATCAGAAGCAAGAGCTAATGTAGTTGTTGGTTTGGGTGGTAGTGTAATTGATTTTGAGATTATTAATCAGGGATATGGTTATGGTGAAACTCAGAAGTTAACTATTGGGGTTGGAGGTACTGTAGGTATTCCAACTGCAGGTGCTTCAGGATTTAGAGAATTCCAGCTTACAGTTAATGAGACTGTAAGTGATAGTTTTGCTGGATGGACTGTTGGTGATTTCCAAGTATTAGATCCATTAGATTCATTATTCGATGGAAAGACTATTTCCTTTGCATTAAATTTAAATGGTGTTCAACAGACTATTCAATCCAAACCAGGATCAAATATAGATGTTGAAGTTCTTATATTAGTATTCATTAATGATATTCTTCAAGTTCCTAATGTTGGATATGAATTTAAAGGTGGTAGTTATATAACCTTTAAAGAAGCTCCAAAATCAGGAGATACTTCTAAGATTCTTTTCTATCAAGGAACTGGTTCAGTTGATGTTACTAATGTTGATATATTAGAAACAGTTAAGAAGGGAGATGAATTAAAATTATATGACCAATCTATTAGTTTGGAAGAGAATAAGAGAACAGTAAGTACTATCAATTCTTCTGATAGTGTCAATACAAATTTATATCCTGGTCCTGGAATTACTACCAATGAAAATTTCCAAAGATCTGTTACATGGTCTAGGCAAATTGAAGATAAATTTATTGATGGAGAAGCAGTTACTAAAGATAGACCACATTATGAACCATTAATATATCCTAATACTAATATTATACAATCTGTTGGTGTTGGATCTACTGTTATTTTTGTTTCTAATGTAAGAACTTTCTTTGATAGTACAAAAGAAAATTACTCTGGACAGAGTGATATTAGAATCATTTCTCAGGATAGTGTAGTAGGAGCATCTGCTACCGCTAATGTTTCTGCTGCTGGAACTGTAACTTCATTTAATATTACCAATCCTGGTGTAGGATATACTATAGCACCCACAGTGTCTATTACTACTCCTGTAGGATATACTACTTCTCAGGGTGCTAGAGCAACTGCTACTATAAGTGGTGTAGGAACTGTCAATGCTATTACAGTTTCTTATGGAGGAACTACTACTGGACTTGCATATACTAATACCGCTGCTCCTTCAGTTCTTATAGGAGAACCTAAGTTAGTAAGTTCTATTGAAACTATTGAAAATGTATCATACTCTGGTGATTTTGGAATTATATCTGGAATATCTACAACATCTGTTGGTGTAGCATCTACTGCTATTGTATTTGATTTGCTTCTTCCAAAAGAATCATTATTTAGAGATGCATCTATTGTAGGAAGTGCATTAACTGTAAGTGGAATTTCAACTGGATATTACTTCACAGTTTTCAATTCTAATGTAGGTGCTTCAGTAACTTCTCTATATCAAGATGGTACTGTTGTTGGTATAGGAACTTCCTTCTTAGATAATGTTTATGAGGTTGCTCAAGTTTCTATTGCTCAAACTATGGGTATAGGAATTGGATTAACCTATGTTGCACAAGTAACAGTTAGTGTTCAAGATTATAATGGGTTGACTGGACTTGGACATAGTGAGTTCTTTGGTGAATATAGTTGGGGAAGAATTGCTACTCAACCTAGAGGATCAGCAAGAGTATTTACATCTTATGCTGGTAATTCTACTGGATTAAGTGGTATATCTAGTTCTCCAATAATTGAAAGAGTGAATCCTTTAAGATACGTAAATTATAACACATAAATAACTAAAAAATAGTAAAAATGTCAGCCATTATAACTGATCAACTTAGAATATTGAATGCTGAGAATTTTGTCTCTGCAGCAACTTCTACTGTTAATTCATATTATTCTTTTGTTGGTTTACCTAATGCTACTAATTATTCTTCCACTTGGGATGCTAATCCACCTGCACCTAAGGATAGTTTTGATCAGGAGGATGATTATTGGGATACTATGATTGCTTTGAAGAAGATTACATCTTCTGATGTTCGTAGAATGATTAATAAGTATACTTGGACATCAGGTATAACTTATGACATGTATCGTGGTGACATAAGTAGAACAAATACAGCTAAACCATCTGGTGCAACTAATTTATATTCATCTAAGTATTTTGTAGTAAATGAAGATTTTAAAGTTTATATTTGTCTACAAAATGGAACAGATCCCGAAAACGTATCAGGTAGACCTTCTCTAGATCAACCAACATTCACTGATCTTGAACCAAAAAATGCAGGTAATAGTGGTGATGGATATATTTGGAAATATCTCTATACTATTAAACCAAGTGATATTACTAAATTTGATTCTACTAATTTTATGCCTGTCCCTAGTGATTGGGCAACAGGAACAGAGAATGCTGCTGTAAGAGATAATGCCTCCACTAGTGGTCAATTAAAAATCATTACTATTACTAACAGGGGAGCTGGAATAGGAACTGCTAATAGAACTTATACTAGTGTTCCTATTAATGGAGATGGTTCTGGAGCAGAAGCAACAATAGTTATTAATAATGATGCTAAAGTAGAATCTGTTAATATATCAAAAGGTGGATCTGGATACACATATGGTACTTTAGATTTAGAATCAGGTGGAGTTCCTACAGGCACTACAGTTCCAGTATTTAATGTTATTGTTCCACCTCAAGGGGGACATGGAGCAGATATCTATAGGGAATTAGGTGCTAGTAATGTTTTAGTTTATTCTAAGATTGAAAATGATGCACAAAACCCAGACTTTATTACAGGCAATCAAATATCTAGAATAGGAATTGTAGAAAATCCTCAAGCTTATGATTCTAGTGTTAACTTAGAATTAAGTAAAGCTAGTTCTGTATATGCATTGAAATTGATTGGAGCAGGTTATACTACTGCTACTTTTAATTTGGATGGTCAAGTAACTCAAACAGTTGGTCTTGGATCAACAGCAGTGGGTAGAGTTATCTCATATGACCAAACAACTGGAGTTTTAAAATATTGGCAAGATAAAAGTTTAGTTGGATTTAATAGTGATGGATCATCAAGAACAGATCCTACTTATGGATATTCATTACATAGATTTACAGCAAACCCAACAAGTGGTGGAAATGTAAATATTGCTAGTAATGAAAGCACTTTAGGTATAGACACTAGTTTTGGAACATCAGGTAGTCCTGGTATAAGTACAGTAATAAATAATAGAACATATTACCTTGGACAGAGTTTTAATCAAGGAGTTTCTAATCCTGAAGTTAAAAAATATTCTGGAAATATTATCTATGTTGATAACAGACCTTCTATTACTAGGTCTGCCAACCAAAGAGAAGATATCAAAGTCATTTTGCAATTCTAAAGAATCATGCCACAGGAAACCAATTTAAACGTCGCTCCTTATTTTGATGATTATAACAAGGATGGCAATTACTATAAGATTTTATTTAAGCCAGGTTATCCTGTCCAAGCACGTGAGTTAACTCAAACACAATCAATACTTCAAAACCAAATTGAAAGGATGGGCAACCATACCTTTACAGAAGGAAGTTCTGTAACTGGTGGTGGGGTAAAATTTACTAACGCATATACTTCAATTAAAATACAACCATCAAACCAAGGATTTAATGTAAAAAAATACCTAATAGATCTTAATGATAAAGTTGTAGTAGGTAGTCAATCTGGATTGAAGTTGCAAATCAAAGGATATATGTCTGACAGATATCCTGATAATTCTTATGTTGTATTTGTAAATTATTTGAATAGTGGAGCAGATAATAATCCTAGAGTTGTATCTGGAGAAAGTTTATTATTAGAAGGAGATTCTTTTACTACACGTGATGGTGTAGTTTTCCAAGCAGGAGAACCTGTTGCTCAATTAGTCACTGGTGTATGTACATTTGTTGGAGCAGCTGCAGTATTATCTAAGGGTGTTTATTTTGCTAGGGGTTATTTTGTTGAAGTTGATGAGCAAACAATTATATTAAGTCCTTTTGTCAATGATGTTAGTACTAGAATTGGTATTGAAGTTAATGAAGATATTATCAATTCTGATGTAGATTCTTCTTTAGCAGATAATGCAGCTGGATATAGTAACTACACTGCGCCTGGTGCTGATAGATTGCGTCTAGAATTAAAATTAAAAGCACTTCCTTTATCACAGATAAAAGTTCCAAACTTCATAGAATTGATGTTAGTTAGGAATGGTCTGGTTGCAGCAAGTATTAATAAAACACAATATAGTGAAATAGGTCAAGAATTTGCAAGAAGAACTTTTGATGAATCTGGTAATTATTATGTCAAACCATTTTCAATCACTCCAAGAAATACTTTAAATGATTTTGAAGGTAATAATGGTGTTTTTACTGAATTACAATCAACTTATAATAATAATCAACCAAAGGAAGATTTGGGAACATATAAGGTATCACCAGGAAAAGCTTATATTGAAGGTTATGAAGTAGAAACTATAGCTCCCTCATTTTTAGACTTTGATAAAACAAGAGATACAAAACTTTTAGAAGATCAGAGTATTAAATATTTTACTGGTCCAACATTTACTTTGAATAATGTTTTAGGATCACCTCAAATAGGAGTAGGAACTGATTATACTGTTAGTTTAAGAGATACTCGTGTTGGAGTTGCATCAACTAATCCAGCAGGAAAAGAAATAGGATTGGCAAGGGTTTATGATTTTGCATTAGAATCTGGTTCTTATGATTCATCAAACCCTAAAATTAATGAGTGGGATATTGCTTTATATGATATACAAACTTATACTAATATAACTTTAAATACACCTACTACTTTATCTACTCCTACTCATATTAAAGGTAAGTCTAGTGGTGCTACTGGATATTTAAGATATGGTGTAAGTGCTGGCACTGCTGTAACTGCATATAATACAAAAGGAAAATTTATTACTGGTGAACAGTTTATATTTAATGGAGTAGAGAGTGGAAATATAGCAGCAGCTACAACTGCTCATAGTACAAGTGATATTAAATCTATTCGTGGAACTGTAAGCACAGCTAGCACCTTTAATGCTGATGTAAAACAGAGTGATTTATTCTCCATAGGTGAAGTTAATATTAGTATTGCCACTACTTCTGGTGCTTACTTGGGTATATCTACAATTACTTCTACAAACCCAAATAAATTTTTCACTGGAATTGCTACAGTTGGAAATATTGTAGAGTATAGTAATCCAGGAAAAAGCACTATTTCTTATGCAAAAGTTGAAAGTGTTTCTCAAAGTTCTTTAACTATATCTGGAGTTGCTACTGTTACTGGTGTATGTGATGGAGGTTTACCTACAAGTATAATAAATCCATCTAATCTTAAAGTACTTACTTCACAATTCCAATCTTCTACAGATAATAATTTATATACAAGACTTCCAAAAACAAATGTATCTAATGTAGATTTAACAGATTCTAATATCATTATTAGAAAACAATTTGATGTAACTATTACTGATGGTTCAACTGGTGCTGTTAGTAGTGGAAGTGTAGAGGAAACTTTCTTACCTTATGATGAAGAAAGGTATGTTTTAATCAGAACAGATAATGGTCTTACCGAATCATTATCTGCAGATAAAATTAATTTCAACACTGGTTCCACTCAAATAACATTTAATGGATTGGGTAGTAATAGTGGTGCTAAGTTAATTGCAACTTTAAGAAAAATAAATGTAAAAGAAAAAATCAAAGAAAAGCAAAGGATTAATACTGTTACAATTTCAAATTCAAAATACTCTCAATCTGGAATTGGCACAACTACATTAAATGATGGTCTTACATACTCTACAGTATATGGTACTAGGGTACAGGATGATGAAATTTCTTTAGGAGTTCCTGATGCAACTTTGATATATGGTGTTTTAGAATCTAAAGATAGTAATAATCCATTATTTCCAAAATTATCTATGATTTCTATAGATAGTGCCACTGGAAAAACTGGTGATATGTTAATAGGTGAAAAATTTATAGGAAGTGATAGTAATGCTAAGGGAATTTATATAAAGAAATTTGATGATTCTACTATTTGTTATCTTGCTCTAAATGATTTTTCTCTTGTAAATAATGAAAAGGTAACATTCAAAGAATCAGGTATAACAGCAACTGTTTCTTCTACTACAATTGGAGCAAATAACATAACTGATGAGTTTGAATATGATGATGGACAAAGAAGTACAATTTATGATTATGCTAGAATTATAAGAAAATCTAACTTTAAAGAACCTAATAAAAAAATAACAATAGTATTTGAATCAGCATTCTATTCTGCATCAGATACTGGAGATATAACCACTGCTAGTTCTTATGATAGTTTTAATTATAAAAATCTACCATCAATTAATGATGATAGAGTAAGTGATATTATTGACATTAGACCAAGAGTATCTGATTTCTCTGGAACTTCTTACTCTCCATTTGAATTTTTAGGTAGAACATTTACTGGTGATGGCAATTCTGCTAAAAATATTTTAGCATCAGATGAGTCTATACTATTAGATTACTCATTCTATCTTCCTAGACTTGATAAGATCTTTTTAAGTAAAACTGGAACTTTCCAGATGATAAAAGGTATACCTGCGGAAACTCCTGAATGGCCTAATTCTTTAGATGATGCTTTAGAAGTAGCTTCTATTAAATTGCCACCTTATATTTACAATATTGAAGATGTAGAAATAAGCATAGCTCAATATAAGAGATATCAGATGTCTGATATCAATAGATTAGAAAAAAGAATTGAAAGTTTAGAATTCTATACTTCTCTTTCTTTATTGGAAAGAGATACATTGAATATGCAGATTACTGATACTGATGGATTGAATAGATTTAAATCTGGATTCTTTGTTGATGATTTTTCTACTACAAATAATCAACTTAAAAAGACTATTGTAAAAAATAGTATTGATTATACTAATGGCGAATTAAGACCCTCACATTATACTACTGAATTAGATCTTAAATTAGATATTAATAGTGCTAATGGAATTAAAAAAACTGGTAGAGTATTATCTCTAGATTATGATCACGTAGTATTCACAAAACAACCCTTTGCAACTAGGACTGAAAGTGTTACTCCTTTCTTAATTAATTATTATGGAGGAAGTATTCTATTAACTCCATCATCTGATATATGGATGGATCAAGTTATATTAGAAGCTAAGAATGAAGATCTTACCACTTATACTGAAACAAGCGAACAAATAGGTGCTGGTGGATTTGATGGTAGTACTGGATATAGTCCTGTAACATGGGATGGTTGGTCTACTACATGGACTGGTGGAGGTAGTGGAGATAGATTGATTGATGAATCACATTATGATCATTTTGGTAGTTGGGTAGAAGGTCAAGGACAGAGGACTAGAGATAAGTATAGAACTATTACTAAAACATTCCAAAGAGGTAGTAGTGCTAGTAGCACTCAAGAAAGAACTGGTAGAAGATCTATACAAAGAGAAACATTTACCACTCAAAATGAAGGTGCAAAAGTAATTAATACCGAT